TGTCTCTTCAACCATTTGAGTTGTGCAGCTTGGAACATACTCAACTGCTCGTCTCCCATATCACTCCTCCTTTCGGGGTCTTAACTTCGGTTTAATTAACTTCGATACTTTTTCTGAAGGGTAGCAACCCATCATAATATCATTGCCATACAGGTCGTACAGATAATCATACATGAAATCTGCACTCCTGTTGTGCATGGCCTTCGAACAATGTCTTTCGCTCTCAAACCACACAGCCGTTTCGATATCGTGACCGTGTAAAGTATACGCGATCACGAGTGCCGTAAAGTATTCGATCATCCTTTGACAACTTCCCAGATGCTCTCGTCTCCTGCATCCTTGCCAGTGTCTCGGATCTTTCCTGCCTTCTTCAGTTGAGACAGCGTCGTGCGGACAATTGTCAACTTCACCCCCGATCTGTCAGCGATTTGTTTTGCGGTTCCGATATCTCGATCTAGTTCCGCCAGGATTTGTTCCTTGCGCGTAAGCTTTGCGCCCGACCGTTGTTTGGTCTTGATCCTTTGCCATAGTTCTTTAAACATTTTATTTCCTCCATTCATAAAAGATTTCATTTATCACAGCCCGATACTCCTCTTGATTGTCGAACTGATCGATTGCTAATGACCCCACTATATCACATAATGAGGCTAAGTCTCCTTCAGTAGTAAAAACCACAGTTGTGTTTTCTGGAATAAGAACCACACGTCCTGTGTCCGATATTGATAACTTCATCAGCCCCAATCCTTCCTGTCTTCCTCGTTGCGCCATCCTTCCCAGTACGCTTCGATCTCGTTCTCCGACATCTGATCCTCGGTCACAAAATTCACGCCCAAGCTGTCCTCCCAAAAATGGGGCACTGGCTGTCTCCCATAATATCGATCCGCAGCTCCTCGATCTGAGGCTCTCTGTTCACGATCCATCATCCAAGCTTTTACTTTACCCATCTTCTCCCTCCTTAATAAAAATGCAGTACTCATCTGTGTCGTACAGACGTATAGTAAATTCAGCTTTACCATCCCAGTATGCGGTATAGACAGTACACTCACCTAGTTTGCTATCCATTGAACGTTCTGGAACGCAGTCATAATATCCCTCAATTAATTCCATCATTTCGTCCTCCAAACACGATATCCATTTTCAACCTTTCTACAGCGACCTTGCCGTCCAAGCGTTTGTAGATTGACGCAAAGGTTAGATCCTTTTGATCTTCCTTTTGATCCTTCAAAAAATACACTGTCTTTAACATCCATTTTAGATGCAACCTCACGCATTTTATTTCTATTTGGCATGGGTATATTCTTCTCTATTTTATATTCCATCACCAATCCTCCTTAAATACTTTGCGGAATATCTCATCCAACATGTCT